ATGGTTTTTATTTACCTTTCGATCATTAAACACTTGATGAAGATTGGTTACAATGTCTTCCCAATCATCATCTTCTCCTAGCTTTTCAAGGAGAGTCAGATAGATTCGGGATTTATAAAAATCAATCGTAGTTCATTTCCTTTTGACTATTGCCAGCGGCGCTACACGTTCCCTTGCCCTCAGCTATCACGAAGCCTTTTCGTTTCATATCAGCACTAACCTTCAATGCCTTCGATACACCGAAGGGGCCTTGGCCGTACCAACAATTACGTAGGGAAGTATCCAACAGAACAGTGTAAGCGTGAGACATAATGATGATGTGAAATAATTAGGACGAAGAAAAGCCCCCAGCCTTTAAGCTAGGGGCATATGATGAGGATGAAAGGAAGGGTTAGATAAGGATACCTTCTTCCTTCAGCTTCTTAGCTGTCTTGAAAGACAACGATGCGTTCCAATCGTTACGCTTGTAGGTGTGCTTGTTCTTGGCCCAAGCATCGGAGATATAGCCCTTCACCTTGCCATGTGCATTGGGGTTCTTCTCGTGTGCCACGATAAGGGCTTCAATCATAGCTGCGCCAACGTTGGTGTGAACGGTATGTGTATTCATGACAATCTCATATAACAAAGCAGGCAACATCGCCTAGATAGTACACTGTTTGGCAATGTACTATCGAAACGTATTACATCAACGCTTCTTCTTCCACTTCCGTAACGTTAATGTCACCCATGGCAGCCAGTACACCAACGATGGCATTCACATCGATTCCAACCTTGCCTTCTTCTTTCTTGAACAGAAGGGCAAACAGCTCTGCTTGTGTCATGCCGTGGTCACGTGCTTCTTGCAAGCGCCGATCAAACATGGACTTAAAGCCCTTCTTGAATTGTTCAGGATCGAATGGCTTTTGTTCCACTTCAATGTGACGCTCAGCCCATGAGAACATATTGTTCAATGGGTCAGCCAAGAACGCTTCCGTATCAATGGCAGCTTGATCGAAACGCTTCTTGCTTTTCTTCGTGAAAAGCTTTGTTGGTTCGTCGTAATGAAAGCCAGCAAAGTGTTTGAAGAAAACAACAGCCGCTTTCCGATTTACGGGCGTCAGAACAGCCAGCATTTGATTGACATAGCCAATGTTTTCCGTGGCATGAACAGCCGTCAGAACAGAACGTGAAAGCACATTCACTTGTTCACGGACGTTCTTCTCAGCCTTGCCCAATGCCCCAATACGGGCATTAAATTCCTTGTCGAAAGCCTTCTTATCAAACATGGTATTTCTCCTTGCCCAATAGGGCATTAAACAGTGCAATAGCGCACAATCATAGGCTCTACATAAGAACCTATTGTTGTGAGTTATTCCTTTGGAACCAAGGACAATCCGCAATCAATCCACATCCATTCATGGCACTTGCAAGCCATAACGATCATACGATCATTGTAATTAGGGTATAAATCAGACCACATTTTACTTTCCCTTTCAAGGTAGTTTGTTTAACGCATGGGGTGAATCATACTCTAAACAAACCACCCTGTCAACCATCCCCCTCAGTGAATAGACGTGACAAACCACTAGACTAACAATACCCGGCATGGTATGCCATGTTATCGGGCAGGGTGTCAATCGTGATAGCTTGCTAGACTAGGCCATTGGGACTAGATAGTTTACAGGATGTATAGATTTTGAATGAACGAATTGGCAATGCTACTATTGCACATGAAACATAGTTTCATTGTGCATAGCGTCCTCGATTGGTGGATTGATTGACCATTGTTTATTCTCACTAGCCCGTCTGTTACGTCAGGCACAAGAACCTCACGCATAGCATACTATGGACGTGTAATTCCCTGCGGTTTTCGCATAAGGTAGTGTAAACGATGGCGTCAATCTACTGATTGTAACGCTTCGCATTGTCAAATTGTTAACGAACTAGGGGCAAGCCCTTACACACACCACGATAGATGTATGCATTTATTGGTTCAGATTGTGCCATGCTTTGTGTGTGCTTGTCAATCCCCTATTCTTGCCACATTTAAGGGCTAGGCGATTGTGCGTTATGTATCTCATGCCGTATCCCTACTGACGCACAAGTAACGCGATGCACACTAACACAGCACATTTTTAATGAACCTTCACACTAGACACGATGGCCTAGCATGTAGCGATTATAAACACAGTTTGCAATCGCTTGTCAACATTAATTTCCAGTCTAGCTATTCCGCTACTCTTGCGGCGCTTCTCGCCCTCTCGGGTCCACGTAGTCTACGTGCCTCACTAAACCGCTGACAGGAATTAATGTAAGGGATAAAGCATCCAATCCAATGTGGGGTAAACCCTAGTACGTAACCCTACGTACAACATCATATGCCGAAGGCGTTACATATACATAACGCGCGTGCGCGCATATACCACACAATCGGGCTGTAACCCGCATGAATGCTAGATTTATTCTCAAGAACGAATGCGAATGAGAATGAATATTAGGGGGTGTGTTCAATGCAACTCATTCTCACTCAAGAAGCTGAATGAGAATTATTCTCAAGTACACTCTCAAGCATATGCTCAAGGGGTAGGCAGGGGGTTGGGTATAGATTCTATTGGTGCATTGCACCCTCAAAATATCTCATAGAAATTTACACATTCAGAAAGCTCAAGTATATTCTCAAGATTTATTCTCAAGAATAATTTTTCAGAATATTCTTTCCTTTGTCCTCGGGAGAATGTATAGACGTATGCTTCGCATACAATTTAATTAATTAACGAAAGAATGCCCGAAGGGCGTAAAGGATTAACAAGCAGATTATGCGACATAGTAAAAGGTTTTACAATGGCTAAAATTACATTAAACAATATTACGAATACAAATCAAGTTTCTGTAATCAATGACAATTTTGATAAGATTGAGAATGAATTACAGAATAAGGTTTTGTATAGAGACAATCCAAACAATGAACCCAATCCTCTGGTTACAGATGTAGATGTAAATCAAAGACGATTATACAATCTACCAACTCCTGTATTGAGTCATCAGGCAGCTAGACTTAAAGATGTACAGAATGCTATTTCAGGAGCTACACAAGCCAATCTAATTAGCTTCACACCTTATGGGTCTATTTCTGCTGATACAGTACAAGGCGCTATTCAAGAGATTGTAGATGAGATGCCTACAGGTGGTGGAGGAGGTGGAGAAGCAGCTCCGGGAGGAGTAACTCTTTCAGATTTTGTTATTGATGCCACGACAGCAAACTCTCGTGTAGTGTTTACTGATACAGTTCCTGCTGGATGGAATATCAATGCAGGACGTTGTACTGTAAGTTTTGACTTCCTTAGTAATGCATATTTCCAAGCCAACCCTACAGGACATATTGCTGTAGTTACTCGTGCTAATACGGATGTAATTGCTACAAGCGTATTTGGTACAGGTGTATGGATAGGTTATCTTGTAGGCGTAACTAACGCTAACGACTACGCTCCATCTATGGGCCTTGAGACGTGGGCTAATGGGGTTATGCCTAATAACAACTACTTGTTCCGTTATTCGGGCTCTCCTCGTAACATCCTACTTAAAGATGCTCAACAATATCGTGTTGTTATTGAGAGCACTAAAACTACAGCGGGTGAAAGGTTTATTCGTTATAAGCTTTATGAACGTGAAGCTGTAAGTGAATATTGGAAGCTATTGAACGACACAGGGGATGTATTAGATCATAATCGTTGGGCTGACTTAACAAAACACGGACTGGTTTTTGCTCACGTATTTGGAAGTAATCTGGTACCTTGGTCTTTAAGCTTTACCAATGTAAAGGTTACATGGAATGCTGCTCCTGCTGCTGTGTCAGATGCAACCAATAGGCTTTCTCGCTTTGGTGCAGACCTAGAAGGAGATTTGACATTACAAGGTAATGCACGTCGTATCCGCGTAAACAACACAGGAAGTAATGCGGTCAATTGGACTTCGTTCCAAACAACGAACAGTAATGCCTCTACGTCCGTAATGGTAATCCCTAACGGAACATCTACTACTTGTAATTTCTTTGCGGTTAATTCCAGCAACCCTGCTAGTTCTTATCGAGCAGCCACATTTGGAATGGCTGGAGGGGAAGCTTTAATTGAGACGTTTAATTTAGGACAAGTTGATCCAACGTTTAACATTAACATTGGGCCCGCAAACACTGTAGCTCGTTTCAAAACTACAGGTCTTAACATTCTAAATGCTGCTAGAGACATTGGTCAACCGGTTGAGTCGTATACGTTTATGAGTCAATGGGGAGGAAGTAGTGCAAAATCGTTTACAGACGGTACAGTGTTTAACGTAGATAGTGTTTGTACTGTCGGAACGATTCGTACGTTTATGAGTGCAACACCTACTAATGAACAAGTAGAAAATGCTTTACGTCCTCTCTACTGTATTGTATCAACCCTATACAAAGAACTAAAAGATAAGAAAGTTATTTAATGGAAAAGCAATTTATTGTATCGGGGAATCTGATTCAAGAAGTTATTAATTATCTGCAAGAACGTCCATTTAAAGAAGTAGTGGGGCTAATCCAAGCCCTTGCTTCTTCGGTCCCTTACGTGAAGGAATTAGAATGATGCACGTAGTAGATAATGTTTCAGATAGTGTAAAGATGGCTACAGCAACTGTAACTCCCGTATTAGCGTTAGCAGGTGTTCCTTTGGAACAATGGGTGTTCGTTCTTTCTGCAATTCTAACTATCTTGTTTATCATTGAAAAAATTCCTAAAGCTTTTGTGAGCATCATGTGGATGTATCGTAAAATTGTTAGGAAACAAAATGCACCCAGCAAATAAATGGTTATTAGGGTTGGCGGGTCCAGCCCTAATCTCCGGGGCCATGTTGTGGGAAGGCATTCGTACTACTTCGTATGAAGACCTAGCTGGAGTAACCACAGTTTGCTACGGATACACAGGAGAGGATATTATAAAGGGTAAAACATATTCTAAGGGGGAATGTACCCTACTACTCCGTAAAGAGGTTCTAGAGCATTCTAAGGGCGTTCTAGAGTGTGTTAAAGCTCCACTGAAAGAGAATGAGTATAATGCCTTTGTCCTTATGGCGTATAATGTTGGTGTGTCTGGGTTTTGTAGCTCACGAGCTTTACGTTTGTTTAATGAAGGTAAAACGATTGAGGCGTGCAGGGCAATAGCCTATTCTCCAAACGGTGCTCCTAACTGGAGCTATGTTAAGGGGAAGTTTGTCCAAGGGTTACATAACAGACGAATATATGAAATGAAGATGTGTTTAGGTCAACCTGTATGACAATCTATTATAAACTTATTCTTGCCATTGTAATGCTAGGCTCTATCTGGGGCCTGCATTCATATGATAAAGAAAACGCAGTACGAAAAGCCGAAACTGCTATTGAGCTGCGTTTGAAAACCGAACAACAACAAGCCGTCCTTGCAGCTATTGCTGATACGCAGAAAGCACAAGACGAGATTGTAAAGAAGTCTCTTGAGACTATTAAAGAACGAGATGAACAAATCAAAACTATTAAGCGTAAGCTTACTTCTGCTGTTGACAGCCTGCAAGACCGCCCCAGTCGTTCCGAGCAACATCCCAGCAATCCCGGTATTGCAAGCGCCTGCACCGGTAGAGAGCTTTCAAGAGAGGATGGAGAATTTCTTGCAAGGGAAGCTTCCGAAGCCGAGAAATTGATTTACGAACGAGACTACTATTATCAAGAATACGAGACAGTTCGTATTCAACTTAATGAATTACGATTAAAAGGAAATAAATGAGCAAGATAACATTAGCTCCAATTCAAGGAGGCTACAATCTATCGGCTATTCAAAGCAACTTTGATGCAATTGCTCAAGAGTTGAATACAAGAGTTTTGTATAGAATCAATCCGGTAGGTGAACCTAATTCGTTTCAAACAGACTTTGACGCTAACGAGAAACGGATTTTTAATTTGCCAACCCCATTGTCAGCTTCTGAGCCAGTTCGTCTTATGGACTTGCAAGCGGCTATTGGAGGATCAGTAACCTATTCTTGGAATGACATTACTGGTAAACCAACAACTTTTCCGCCTTCGGCTCATACTCATCCGATTACAGATATTGATGGCCTTGTTACAGCTTTAACTGGTAAACAAGATACGCTTGTTAGTGGAACGAGTATTAAGACTGTTAATGGAAACAGCTTGTTAGGTTCAGGAGATATTGTTATTTCTGGAGGGGGAGGAGGTGGAGGTGACGTAGTTGGTCCAGCAAGTGCAACTAATAATGCTGTTGCTATTTTTAGCGGAACTACTGGAAAACTTTTAGCTGACAGTGCTAAAACCCTTCCTACTGGTACCGTGGTTGGAACCAGTGACACTCAAACACTAACCTCTAAGACACTAACTAGTCCCACAATCAACGGAGGTACTCATACTGCTTTAACGTCTCTCGGTGTTCGTAACGCCGGTACTGGAGCGTTCGATATGACCATTGCTTATAATGGTACGCTAACAGCAGGACGTGCTCTTACGTGGAACTTAAACGATGCTGCTAGAACGGTTTCTTTAGCTGGTAACATTACTACTGCAAATGCTTTTACCACGGCTGGAAACTTTGCTCTTACACTTACACAAACGGCTGCTACTAACGTAACACTTCCTACAACCGGGACTCTTGCTACTCTGGCTGGAACGGAAACCTTGTCAAATAAGACACTGGCATCTCCTTCCGCTACTGGTACCTCTACGTTTCAAGGTATTCGTGAAACTGTTATTACAGCAAACACAGGGACAGCTTATACGGTAGTTAATACAGCAGGATCAATTCTAAATCTTACATTAACCGGTAACTGTGTTTTTACTTTTCCAGCAGCTTCAAGTGGCGGACAATTTACACTGTTACTTTTACAAGATGCAACCGGGGCTAGAACTATTACTTGGCCAACCAGCGTTCGCTGGCCCGGTGGAACGGCCCCTACTATAACTGCAACCGCTTCTCGTACCGACGTTATTTCGTTTGTATCAGATGGAACTTATTGGCTCGGGTTTGTTGGCGGTCAAAATTTTAATAGGGCTTAAAAATGTTTACAACGAATAGGGCTGGGTTATTGGTAAGAAAAAATACAAATAGCGACCCAAACTTTGCAAACGTTTCGGTTCTAATGTCTTTTGACGGGGCCAATGGGTCAACCACGTTCACTGATCGCGGGCCGGGCACCAAATCATTCACCGGATTCAACAGCGCGCAGCTATCCACGGCGCAATCTATATCGGGCGGTTCGTCGCTGCTGTTGAACGGCACTGGTGCGTACATTCAGACAGCGGCGTCTGCGGACTTTGAGTTTCCCGGAGACTTCACCGTGGAGTGGTGGTCGCGCAAGTCCGCCGATGGTTCCGGTAGTTACGACACCGTAGCAACTACGGACACGTCAAACGCCTCGGGCATTGACGGCTGGATCATTGAATTATCTGCCACGCGGGGCCTGTTCATGGGGTCGTCAGGGTCACCGCTCATCAGTGTTGCCCTGAACCCGAACACCAGCACATGGGAACACTGGGCGGTGTGTCGATCAGGGTCAACGGTGCGGGGTTTTCGCGCGGGGGCGCTGGTGGGCACCGGGACATCTTCATTGTCGGTTCCAGCCCTCGGGCCCTTCGGTATAGGTCGCAACGTCAACCTCGCGTCGTACCCGTTCAACGGTCACATCGACGAGTTCCGCATCACCAAAGGCGTGGCTCTTTACACGTCAGCCTTCACGCCACCAACACCCCCACTTCCGGGAGCTTAAATGAATTATATTAATATTGAAACTTTACAAGCTGTATCTATCTATGATATTCGATCTGCTAACCCAAATATGTCTATTCCTGATGGCGCATATCTAGAGGAATTAGGCTATGCTAGAATAGAAAGTAGCACGCCTCCAGATTTAGGTCCTTGGCAAACAGTTACACCCTCTTATCCAGTAAAGAAAGATGGTATTTGGTTTGAAGGATTTAATTTGATAACCTTATCTTCAGAGGAAATTATATTGTATGTAACAGCGGCAGTTCAACGAAGATTAGATGATTTTGCACGAACACATAACTACGACGGCATATTAAGCGCCTGTACTTATGCTACCAGTGCAATTCCTAAATTTGCATTGGAAGGTCAGTATGCCGTCCAAGCTCGTGATGAAACTTGGGCTACGTGTTATAGAATAATGGGGGAGGTTTTACAAGGGATTCGTCCTATGCCTTCGCTTGAAGCTGTTATTAATGAACTCCCTGAATTGAAATGGCCTGAATGAATAAGCAAGAAACAATGCTAGACAGCATGGGTAAATTTCGTACTCAATCTCTATTTCTGGAGATTGGGTATGGAGATGATGCTGTATTCACTTTAAAAGATAATGACCACGAGCATAATGGTAAAACCTACCTTTCGCTTAAACGTCTATATCTTGAACTGGAAGATCCTACGGAATATGAGTTTGCCAATCTACATCTGTTAGGTTGGAGACACTGGCAACGTATGTGTGAGAATAAGGTTATCAAGAAGCATGTAGAGGAGTGGAGAGAGGAGCTGGAAATTAAGCTTCGTTCTCAAGCAATTCGAGATGCTATTGCGCAAGCTAAGCAGGGACACTTCCAAGCCGCTAAATGGGTGGCAGATAGGGGTTGGGCTTCCCGAGGTGCTGGAAGGCCCTCTAAGGCCGAAATAGAGCGTGAGAAGGGCATCCAATCACGTATTAATGATGAGTATGACGGAGACGTTGTACGTATGTTTGCTAACCAAGGAAAATAATGGCTACACTATTAGGCGGAATGTCTGGTAAAGCAGAGAAAGCTATTCGTGATCGTAAGAGTCAATTGGACGATCAAGAGTCTAAGATTCTTGACACCAAGTATGACGAAAAGAAGAATAAAGATGCTGCTGATGGTAAGACACGTTTAACCACTGACGATAAGAAATATAAATAATGAGTAAGGAAGAAGATGATTGGCTCCAGCGGGCTCTAACAAAACTTGAAAAGATGCCTGAAGAGGCAAAGCAGATTAGAGAAACTGCAATGAACGACCTCTTCTTCTTTGCCAAGCTAGTTAATCCCGGATACGTATATGGTGAAGTGCATAAGGAGATTTTTCTCTGGATGCAAGAATACACCCTATACGGTCAAGGGTCTACCCACGTAACTAACAAGCTTATTATGCTTCCTCGTGCCCATTTAAAAAGCCATATGGTGGCTACATGGGCAGCGTGGATTATAACTAGGCATCCTGAAGTGACCATCCTGTATGTGTCAGCTACTTCGGGACTGGCAGAGACTCAGCTCTTTGCTATTAAGAACATTTTAGAAAGCTCTGTCTATTCTCGTTACTTCCCAGAATACCTTCATCCTCAAGAGGGTAAGCGAGAGAAGTGGAGTCAGACAGCTATTTCCATTGACCATCCTAAGAGACGGAAGGAAGGGATTCGAGACGCCACAATCTCTACAGCAGGACTGACAACCAATACAACCGGATGGCACGCAGACATTCTTATCCCAGACGACTTAGTTGTCCCTGAGAATGCCTATACAGAAGATGGACGAGAAAGCGTTTCTAAGAAAGCTTCTCAATTCACATCTATTCTGAATGCCGGTGGATTTACAATGGCTTGTGGAACTCGTTACCACCCGTCTGACATTTATGCAGACTGGAAGAAACAAGAGTTTGACATTTACGATGAGAACGATAACATTGTTGATCGTGTTAACGTTTGGGACGTAAAGGAATATGTTGTAGAGGTGGATGGTGTATTCATCTGGCCTCGTACTGTTCGCCCATCAGATGGTAAGTCTTTTGGATTTAATAATCAAGTTCTCTCTAAGATTCGGGCTCAATATGAAGACCGTGTACAATTTTTTGCTCAATACTACAATGACCCCAATGATGCTGGAAGCAATCGTATTGATCGCTCTAAGTTCCAGTATTATGATAAAAAGTTTCTAAAGCAATCAGATGGACATTGGTTTTATCGAAGCAGGCGCTTAAATGTGTATGCTGCTATCGACTTTGCTTTTAGTATGTCCAAGAAGGCCGACAGCACAGCTATTGTCGTTATTGGTATTGATGACGAGGGGTATATCTACATCCTTGATATTGACCGCTTTAAGAGCGATAAGATTGGAGAATACTTTAGCCGTGTTGCTCATCTACACTCGAAATGGGAGTTTAAGAAGCTCAGAGCTGAAGTGACAGTGGCTCAAGCTGTTATTGTTAGAGATTTGAAAGATAAGCTTCGTTCTGAAGGGCTCTCACTTTCTATTGATGAGCATCGTCCTACACGTAACGAAGGAACAAAAGAAGAGCGTATTGCAGCAGCCTTAGAGCATAAGTACGACAGCATGTCGGTATGGCACTTTAAAGGGGGTTATATGGACGTTCTAGAGGAGGAACTGGTTTTGGCTAGGCCACCCCATGACGACATTAAAGATGCCCTTGCAAGCGCCGTAGAGATCGCTGTAAAGCCTAAGACAGCTCGTCATAACGAGACAAGAGATAATATCGTAGCATTCCACCCTCGTTTTGGTGGTGTTAAGTTTTCATAAGGAATTAAATGGCAACCAAGCCTCTAGAAATAACCTCTATGTTCGGACAGGACACAGAGGCTAAATACATTGCACATACGTGGCATACATACAACAGTCAACGATTCCCTCGAATCGAAGCGTGGAAAGAACTGCGCAATTATGTGTTTGCAACAGATACATCCACTACGTCTAATAAAAAGCTTCCTTGGAAAAACAGCACTACGCTTCCAAAGCTTTGTCAGATTCGGGACAACCTTCATTCCAATTACATCTCTGCATTGTTCCCTAACGATGACTGGTTGAAATGGGAAGCCCACAGTAAGAAGGATGCGTCTAAGGATAAGGTTACGGCTATTGAGGCATACATGTCCAATAAAACCCGTATGAGCCCCTTTAGAGCCGAAATTAGCAAGCTCCTATACGACTACATTGATTATGGTAATGCGTTCGCTACAGTTGATTTTGAAGCGTCCTACACGCTTACCGATCAAGGCGAGAGGCTAGCTAACTATGTTGGCCCTGTTGCTACTCGCATCAGTCCTCTGGACATTGTGTTCAATCCTTTAGCAAAGTCTTTCCAAGATTCGTTTAAGATTGTACGCTCTGTCAAAACTGTTGGTGAGCTGTATAAGATGGCTGAGCAACATCCAGAAAATGCCTACCTTAAGGATGCTCTATTGAAGCGTTCGGAGATGATGGGTAAGATGGGGACGTATTCTGTTGAAGATACGAATAAGGCTGAAGGAGTTATGATTGATGGCTTCGGTAACTACTTTGAATATCTTCAAAGCGGATATGTAGAGTTTCTGGAGTTCTACGGTGACATTCATAACCAAGCAACTAATGAAATTCAATCTGGACGTGTCATTACGGTTATTGATCGTATGTACACTATCCGTAACGAACCTCTCCCTAGCTGGCTTGGACACGCTCCTATCTACCACGTAGGCTGGAGAACACGTCCTGACAATCTATGGGCTATGGGTCCTCTAGAGAATCTGGTTGGTATGCAATATCGCATTGACCATCTGGAGAATCTGAAGGCTGACGCTATGGACTTGGCTGTTATGCCTCCTCTGGTTATTAAGGGGGAAGTAGAGAGCTTTAGATGGGCTCCTAACGCTGAGATTCACATTGATGAGAATGGCTCTGTAGAAGAGCTTGGTAAGGGCGTACAGTGGGTTATTACTGCTGAGAACAGCATTGATAAGCTTGAGATGCGTATGGAGCAATATGCAGGCGCTCCTCGTGAAGCTATGGGTATTCGCTCTGCCGGAGAGAAGACAGCATTTGAAGTTCAACAATTACAAAATGCTGCTGGTCGTATCTTCCAAGAGAAAATCACTACGTTTGAAATTGAGCTTCTGGAACGCATTCTTAACGCTATGCTAGAAACAGGACGTAGGAATATGGATTCCGCAGACTGGGTACGTGTGTTGGATGATGACCTTGGTGTTACGCAGTTTATGGAGATTACGAGAGATGACATTACGGCATCTGGAGTTCTTCGTCCTATTGGTGCAAGGCACTTTGCTGCTCAAGCTCAGCTTGTTCAGAACGTAACAGGTTTGGCTAATACGCCTATCTGGCAACAAGTTGCTCCTCATATGAGTTCTATCAATCTGGCTAAGATGATTGAAGACGTATTGGGCATTGGTCGTTTTGATCTGTTCCGTCCTAACGTAGCAGTTATTGAACAACAAGATACTCAACGTATGATGAATCAAACGACTGAAGACCTACAAGTTGAACAACAAGTTGGTATGCAACCATGAAGACAGTATGGACTAAAGGTTTAACAGGACAAGAGAAAGAGGAGATGACGAATAGCTTCGTCTCCTCTGCTCACGCAAGATCACGTCTTTCGTTCATTATTGAAGAGAAGATTGAAGCTAAACGTAAAGCTAACGTATCTGAAGAACGCTATGAATCGCCCGGTTGGGCGTATCAACAAGCAGACGCAGTAGGTTACGAAAGAGCTATGCGAGAAATACTTTCAATTATTTCAGCGTAAGAGAGTCACAAAGTAGCTGTTTTCGGGGTATATGCTTATACATAAGTATAGTATAGTATATATTAGAAATACAATCGAAGAGTGTATTAGATAATAGAAATATTATACATCTCTAGAAATACTTAATAGCGATTTTAGTTTAATGGTAAAACAGTTTCCTTCCAAGTAACAGTCATCGGTTCGATTCCGATAATTCGCTCCACAGAACATTTTTATAAAGGAACATCGAATGTCAGACCCGACTTCGATCTTTAATGGTCAATCGCAGGAAACCCCTGCAACACAGAACACCCAACAAGGTGTACCCCCAGCTCAACCAAACGATGACCTATCTACCCTGTTAGGCGCAATTAGGAACGAGCGAGGAGAGCAAAAGTATCGTACAGTTCACGATGCACTTACAGCACTTCAGCATTCGCAAGAATACATTCCGGAGCTATCACAAAAGTTGAAACAGCAGGAACAAGAATTAGCAGAAGCGAAAGCAGCAGCGGCCAAAGTGTCTGAACTGGAACAGATTGTTCTCACTCTTGCGCAAGAGAAAAATAAACCCTCACAAGAAACACCCACTCAAACAGGTTTAGACCCTTCGCAAGTTGAAGAGCTAATCTCCAAGACTCTGACTAAACGTCAACAAGAGGAGAAGGCTAAAGAAAATGTAGCGTCAGTAACAACTGCGGTACGTCAGGCGTTTGGTGAAAAAGCTGAAGAAGTGTTCTATGGACGAGCTGCCGAATTAGGCATGTCTCAAGAACAGTTCAACACCTTAGCAGCCACTACACCGAAAGCAGTGCTCAAGCTGTTAGGTTTGGAAGCTAAAGCCCCTCAAGGTTTTCAGTCCACTACCTCTAGCATCAACACTGCTGGTATGTCACCTCGACAAGAATCATACATTGGACGTAATAGCAAGCCTATGCTTGTTGGTGCGACATTTGATGATTTGCGTCAAGAAAATATCAATGCTCGTAAGATGGTTGATGAACTACACGCTCAAGGAAAAGAGATTAGTAGCATCACTTCTTACAGTGAATACAAGAAACACTTTTTGAATAAGTAAGGATTTTTAATGTCTCAGAATCGTGCTAATAGCACTGCATTTATTGAAGCAGAACAGTATTCGGCCTTCATTCTTCGTAACCTCGAAGATGGTATGCTGCCGGGTCAAATGTTCCGCAATGTCTCGGACTTTGGTTCGGGCAACACTCTCCACATCAAGACTGTCGGTAGCGTTACCATTCAAGATGGAGCTGAAGAAGTTCCGTTCGATTATACGCCTATCGAGTCTGGTGAAGTTCTGCTGACCATCACGGACTATGTTGGTGATGCTTGGTACGTTACCGATGAACTGCGTGAAGACGGTGCTCAAGTTGAAGCCCTCATGTCTGCTCGTGCTTCGGAATCGACTCGTGCCATCCAAGAAACGTTTGAAACTCGTTTCCTGCGTCGTTGCAACACTTCGCAAACTAACGCTAATGCTAACGTCATTAACGGATTTGCTCACCGTATTGCTTCTTCGGTTGCTACGGCTGGTAGTGAAAACACCATTACCCTCGACCACTTCATTCGTATGAAGCTGGCATTCGACAAGGCTAATGTGCCTATGTCGGGACGTGTTGCCATTCTGGACCCAGTGGCTGGTGCTACTCTGGATCGTCTGGTTAGTATCGGTCGTGATGTAACCCCATTCGGTCAGCAGATTCTGCAGAACGGCTTTGACCGTGAGCACAATTTCCTGATGAACCTGTATGGATGGAACATCATCACCTCTAACCGTCTGGATCGTGGCTCGTTCAGCGATGGTACTACGACTGTTACCAACGGTGTTGCTAACGTGTTCATGTGCGTTGCAGATGACAACACCAAGCCCATCATGGCTGCATGGCGTCGTATGCCCAAGGTTGAAGGCGAACGTAACAAGGACCTGCGTCGTGACGAATTCGTTACCTCTGCACGTTGGGGCTTTGGTACACAGCGTGTCGACACTCTGGGTATCGTCATCACTGATGCTGTTAAGATTTAAGGAAAATAAATAATGCCATTTGAAGCAAACAACGGACTCGGTGGAGTCTCTAATTACTACGGCCCCCGCGATACTGGGGGTAGCGTAGGTTCCGAGGAAACCGATCAGTCGATTCGTCAGTATTCCATCGCGTTTACTGGTGCATCGCTGAATAGCTCGTTTCTCCCTCCTGTAGTGCTGCCACGAGGAGCTAAGCAGCTTCGTGCTACGCTGCGTGTGGATGAAGCTTTCGCTCTCACTGGAACGAACCCTACCGTCATCTTTGGTGGTACGGCTCCAGCAACTAACGGTATTGTTCTCACTCAAGCTGAGCTGCAAGCTATTGGTACTAAGACCCCTGCATCGACAGGTACTGGTACTTGGGCTGTAGCATCGGCCACTGGCACTACTGCTGCTGAACGTATTACTCGTGCCCTTGGTGGTACCACTCCTGCTGTGTCGCCCACAGTTGGTAAGGCAACGCTGACTATCGAGTTCATCAATAAGACTAAGGTCTAAACATCTAAGGGGCCTCGTGCCCCTTTTTTGTTTCTAAAGGAATAATATGGCTATTGAGCATAGAGTTATCCCTGATTCTGAACTACATGAACCAAAAGGTGTTGTTGCTGCTGCCAGTAATACAACTTATTTTGCTAATGGTTCTGGTACAGGTGCTTGGAAAAAGGTAGGAGCTGAAACACTTAAAGGCATTGCCGGTGATTCAGGGCTCTCCGATAGAAAGCTGCTAACCGATGGGGCTAATGGATTCAAACTCGTCCTAGATAAAGCTCACGGTGTTATGGCGATTACTGAGAACGGTAATGCCAAGGTTATGACGGCTGCTGCTGATCCTACGTTAGCTAATACAGCGGACTATGTGTTGTTCTCGGGAACTGGAGCCCCATGGGCCAGCGAAAGCCTGTTTAACACAACTTTCAATACAGATCGCCTAATTGCCTCTGTACCGGGTGTATATAACTTTCGTGCATGGATTAACCTTTCTGCGTATCCAACCAATACAGCTTTGGTAGGTTTTAGGTTCAAGATTAGTAATTCTACATTCTCTCCTCGTACAAGCATTCTTAAATCCAACTCAGCAGGAGATCACGGTAATTTTTCAGCATTTGGTTTGGTTACTCTCGGATTAGGAGATTACGTTCAACTCTATGTTGCCTCTAGTGCGGCAGGTAATCTGGTTGTTCGTAATGCCAATTGCACTCTTGAACTCGTAAGGGCTACATAATGAAAATGTCTCTTCTGGAGATGGTTCAAGATATTCTTAATGATCTTGATTCTGACGAAGTAAATAACATTGACGACACTATTGAATCTCAGCAAATTGCTCAGATTATTAAGACATGTTATTTTGAGATGATGGCTAACAGAAACTGGCCTCACCTTCGTAAGCTGATTCAGCTTGAACCTTCTGAACAAGTTGATAAGCCTAATTACCTCAGAATCCCGTCTCTCATGAAGCAGATGGAGCTGTTCCGTTATGATGTACGGAAACAGCATGAGGATAATGTAGAGCTTAAGGAAATCATGTTTGTCTATCCAGATGAGTTTCTTCGTAGAACCTCTAGTCGGAATAGCTCAAACGCAAACATCACTACGGTTACAGACTTTAGTGGGAGCAAGCTTCTGATTCAGAATGATAAAGCTCCAGACTATTGGACTACGTTTGATGACACGTATCTCGTTACGGATTCGTATAATATCGAAGTCGACGATACATTAAAGAATAGTAAAACACAATGCCTTGCTTATATGCACCCACTGTGGGTACGTACAAACGAAGCTGTTCCTAATCTCCCTTCTGAAGCATTCCCTGCCCTATTAGAAGAAGCTAAGAGCACAGCCTTCGTAACACTTAAGCAAATGGTTAATCAAAAAGCAGAACAGAAAGCAGCTCGTCAACAACGATGGCTCTCTCGTAAAGCTTGGAACCTTGAAGGAGGTGTTCGTTATGAAGATTATGGTAGAAAAGGTCGTCGATGATCGTTGAGTATAAAGACTACCAGATTAAACCAAACCCTCTTAGTCCTAAGAGCTACTTAATAGTAACATCAGGAAGGGGAGGGAAAATTCCTGATGTTATGACTGGGATGTTCACATCAATAGGAATTGCTAAACAAGTTATTGATTCTTATATTGAAAAGAAAGAGCAGACCAATGGTAAAAAAGGCAGCCAAGGCTGAGATAAATGCTTTTGTAAGGGGATTGATTACAGAGGCAAATCCTCTTAACTTCCCCGAGAACGCATCTGTAGACGAAGTTAATTTTGAGCTTGATCGTGATGGTTCCCGCTCTAGACGTTTAGGTATGGATTACGAAAGTGGATATATGCTTCGTAGTCCTACCCTCTCGGCTCCGGTTACAAGAGACACACCCATACAGACATTTGAATGGGAGAATGCTGGGTCTATTCCCGGTAAAACCCTTTTAGTAGTTCAGATTCTAAACAGTCTAGACTTTTTTGATTTAAGTCTCTCTCCTGTGTCGGCTTCTGGATTTCTTGGAAACATTGTATTAACCTCCACGCCGTCTAGCGATAACAGATATTCTCTGGCTTCTGTAGATGGACGCTTGGTTGTTGTAGATGGTTCTGGAGATATTTCGATTGTATCTTTTGATGGCACAAGCTTCACTCAAGAAACAAAGCGTATTCGAGTACGTGATACGTGGGGAATTTCTTATGAACCTACTGACAACGATCCTACGTTTACACCAACTGTAAATTCAGATTTTCATAAGTACAATTTATACAATCAGTCTTGGGGACTTCCTAGACGTAATTACGGCAATGCTGGTGCGTACGTAGACCCAATGACTTTGTATCGTACTGAGTACAGTAAGTATCCTTCCGATAGCGAAGTGGTGTACACAGGATTACAGCTACAGCCAGTAAGTCCTCCCAGTGTACCTACAGAACGCCTATTCATCAATCTGTACAAAGAACAGTTCGGTATTACGGTTAAAGCTTCACGAGGCTACTTCCTTATCGACCTGCTTCGTAGAGGGGCTTCTAGAGCCTCTGAGGTGGCTACAAACGCCACTAAGCATCCTGAGATGGAGATGCAATCCTTAACTTGCCCGCAAGACTATACACCTAATGGTGCTAATGTAGTTTGTGAATTTGCAGGACGAGTGTTTTATGCTGGATTCTCTGGCACTGTTGTAGATGGTGATGGGCGTAGTCCTGATCTTTCTAACTATATTGCATTCTCGATGTTGGTTAAGAATAAGAATGACATTGTAAAATGTTATCAAGAGGGCGATCCTACTTCCCGAGAAGGGAGCGATCTAGTAGATACAGACGGTGGACTAATCCGTATCTCTGGTGCTGATGGTATTCTGCAAATGATTAACATCGGAACCAACCTCGTTGTGTTCGCTCGTAACGGTGTATGGGTTGTAAGTGGGGGTTCAGACTATGGATTCTCAGCTACCAACTATAAAGTTTCTCGTATTACGAAGTTTGGACTGTTAAGTGCTAATTCGGTTGTACAGGAAACTGGAAGAGCTTTCTATTGGTCTACGGATGGTATCTACGCAATTGTCCCTACGCAAGTGGGAGACTTAACTGTAGAGAATATCACTGAGACAACGATTCAAACATTGTACGAATCAATCAGTACAGCTGATAAGTCTCGGGTCAAAGGTACATATGATTTGACAGGTAAGAAGATTCGCTGGATTTATACTCAAGATGTTCCTGAAAAGAGTACCTATGTAACCACAGAGCTTATCTTCGATACGGTACTAAAGGCATTCTACAAACATGAGATTGTTAAATTCAGTTATCAGTTTGGTCCTGAAATAGCTGGCATCTTTAAGTCTCCTCCATTCAGTTTCTCCAGTACTTTATCTAATGTAACAGCAGGTGGTGTAGACGTTATTGCTAACGGTAATCCAGTAGTTTATGGTGTGTCCGATTCCATTACAGGAGTTAAGTCAACACGCTATCTATCTATTGAGATTAGTGGGGGTATTGCTACATATACTTTTGCTAATTACAGCAACGGTTTGTTCCGTGATTGGCAAGGTGTTAATGGCGTAGGTATTGATGCTAAAGCATATTTACTAACAGGAGCTATCACAGCTGGTGATTCGTCTATTGCCAAGCAGGCCCCTTATCTGGTTATGCACTTCGAACGAACTGAAGATGGATTGTCTGGAGTATACGAGCCAACCAACCCATCTAGCTGTTTAGTACGTAGTCAATGGGATTTTACTAACACAATCAATTCTAACAAATGGGGGCCTTTGTTCCAAGCTTATCGTTATTCTCGTGCATTTATTCCTGAATCAACAGCCACAGACTTTGATAATGGATATGAAATTGTAACGAGTAAGAATAAGCTACGAGGACGAGGCCGCGCCCTATCTCTGTACATGGAGACAGAGAGCGGTAAGGATTGTAGAATTATGGGCTGGTCCCTTACACTAAATGGAAATTCAGTCACCTAGAATTACTTATTACGAGAATTCAGATTTTAAGTTTGAATATGAACGTGCAGGTAATGAGGTTTGCATCCATTGTGAGATTTACAATTGGAAGCTTTCCGTATTAAGATTTGGGTACTCAGTAATTAATTCGCTATTGGAAGAATGTAAAAAGAACGGTGTGGAGATTGTATATACGATCTCCCCCAATCCTAAATTCGCAAAGCTCTATGGCGGTAAGTCTGTCAAGGCTTTCACCTTAAACAACACAGAATATGAGATTGTAATATGGGACTTGAGACAGCAACCCTAGCCCTGATTGCTACTGGTGCTTCGGTAGCAGGCACAGTAGCTGGTGTTATGAATAATAACAAAGCTAGGCAAGAACAGAAGAAAGTACAAGCTGAACAGAATGCTTCCAATAGAGCACAACAGCTTGAAGAACAACGTAGACAAATTCGAGAAGAGCGTGTTAAACGAGCGCGTGTTATGCAAGCATCTGAAAACACAGGAGTAGCAGAGAGTTCAGGAGAGACAGGCGCTATAGCAAGCATGTCTACACAACTATCTACGAATATGGCATTTAATGCCGGAGCCGCACAACGAGCTAGTAATATCGGACAGTTTCAACAGAATGCTGCTGATGCTGCTGGTAGGGCTCAGATGGCAACCTCCCTTGGACAGTTTGCCCCTACCGCTTTGAATCTCGGTAATAGTATTTTTAACACCGTTGATTCAGACCCTCTGGGTACATTTATCAAACAAAAAGGATTGTAATGAATGAGATTGACAGCCTTCTAGGCGTTGAGTCTACTCCTGTAGAGCTGAAGGATATTGTAGGAACCAACCTCCCTTCTATCTCTCTTCCACAAGCAGCTATCCGTAACCGAGCATCTACAGTAGCTCTGTTGTCTGAAGACCCTGCTAAGGCTGTCGATAATTATCAAGTTATGATGGCTGAAGGAGAGAGCGGTTCCGATACCATCGTAAAGAGTCAGCAAGAGCGTATCCTCTCCCAAGCAGAGCAAGACGATACGAAGAACTTTATGACTGTATTATCTGACCCCTCCATCCCTATGGAACGTAAGCAAGCAGTTATCAAGAACATGTATAACAATCCTGTACGTAAGGATGTTACTACTAAGCTGATGACAGACTCCTTAGCTAAGGAGAGTGCTGGTGAAACCATCGAAGCAGAAGATGCTCGTATTGGTGCCACCTCTAGAGCTATTAACGAAATCTATCGTGCTCGTGAAGAGATTCAAGGATTGGTTAATGCTCACGGTGCTTCTCTGGGTCAAGGAGGTACTGCTCGTGCCGTAGGTGAAATTGCCAGCTCTTGGGTTGCTCCTCTGAGCCAGAACATTCTGATGGCTACGCTCACTCAGAACAAGCCCGGAGCAACTCTCTGGGATGCTGTGAAGGCATTGGCTCTTCCCGGAAGTGCTAAGGAGAAGATGTTCAATGAGCTGAAGAATCTTCCTCCCGCTGAACGGGTTAAGGCTTCTAAAGAATTCTTAGATTTGATTTCTAAGAACAGTCAAACCCTGTTTGCAAACAATAACCAATTTGCTCAATACGAATTGGCTCGTGATGCGTTTAACGAAGGAAGTTATACCAGCTTTGACAAATGGCTTGATAACATCACTGGTGTTCTTGACATTGTAGGTTTAGGTGCTGTCGGACGTGTACCTAGAGGAGTTGCAAAGCTCGAAGCAGAGGCTAATGCTGCCAGTAAGGGGGTAGGTGCTCCTCAATCTGTACAGCCTGCTGTAGAGGCTTCTAGGGGCCTTCCTGCCGGTATTACGACTGGAGATTTGGCTAAGGTTGAAGCTAAGCCCACACGAGGGGTGTTTGATGGTAGAATTGCTTCGTTGGAAGAGCAGAAAGCTAAGTTGCTTGGTGAAGGGGGTAACATGCTCGATAACGGGCAAGTTGCTTCTCTGACACAAGAGCGTAAGCAAATTGCTTCCACGTTGCCAGATGTTAAGGCTTTGGCTAAGGACATTCAGGCAGAGCAAGGGGTTACGAGTAAGGAAGCTAAGAAGCGTGCTGAAAGCATCTTTGCTGAACGTAGCACTGAAGTTCAATCTACTCTGGCTCGTATTGATTCTCAGCTTGAAACCAATCGTAATGCTTCTACTGTTACGCAGAAGATTGCTGACATTGAGAAAGAGATTGCTCTTCTTCAGAAGCGTAACACAGAAGTGTTCATTCCGAAGAATCCTCTGGCTGATGCCATTTCTCGTATTGAGCTGAATGCTCCAGTGCGTATGGCTAACCCAGCTTCTCCTATTGAAGTTATTAAGCTGGCTAATCCACAGCAAGCACGTAATATGCACGAGCTGTTGGTTAAGAGTGCAGACGATTCGGTAGCCGAAGGTATTGCTGGTACATCCCGTATGCAGGCTATTGTCAACAATGTGTTCCCACAAGTTACTACGCCTAGTGGACGTGTAGCTGCACAGCCTGTTGATATTGAGCGTAATCTCCGTAGAGAAATGCAAGTGCCTGATTCCATCTACAAAGCAATTTGGGATGATGGTGGTATTATGTATACGCCTCAAGAGAAAGCTGTTGCTAAGGCTAATCTGGTAAGAGACTTCCAGAAGGCTGAGGGATTGGTTATGCGTCAGAACATGGGTGGATTCCATGATGATGGGTTGCGCTTTAACATCTCCGCTGTATATGGAACTCCTGAAGGGGATTTCAAGAATGCACGTCAGGCTTTTGAACAAGCTAAGTATGCCCTCCGTCAACAGGGTGTTCTTGATGACGAGATTGAAATTCTGAGCAAGGAAGGTTTAGACTACGTTCCAGTTAAGCTGGCAGATGTAGGTGAGTCGGAAGGTAGTTATCTGGTTCGTGTAAATACGAAACATGAGATTGATCCTACTGATGTTGTTAGCTTTGAACAATCTAAAGTTAAGCTAAACTTTTTGGACCGTCTCCCCGGAACCCAATGGGGACAACACGGTAACGCCTCCCGCTATCTGTTCGATGCTTCTTCCATGCTTGATCCGAAGTACACAGGAGCTGCTAGTGTAGCAACTGATCGTGCTGCTGGATTTGAGAAGCTTATGTTGGATGTGGCTACTCGCTATTCTGACATTTACACGAAACTGTCGAAGGACGCTAAGGTTCGTGTAGACAGCTACTTGCTTGAAGCTAACTACAATCAACTGGCATTTGATGCAGGTGATTTGCGTAAGCGTGGTATGCAGGCTGATGAAATTCAAGCCGTAAAGGAATGGAGACATTTCTGGGACGGACATTTCTATTTGGAAAATCTGGATATGGTCCGTACCTTGAACAGTCAAGGCTATTCCATGTTCAAGAATGCTAACGCTGAACTGTTTGCAAAGCCTGTTAGTAAGAACAGCTCTATCGGTAAGGTGTATGATCCTGCTACGGATACGATTGTAACGCTCTCACAAAAGGAGCTGGATGATCTATATAACACTAACGGTACATACGCTCGTCTCCGTCGTCCTACAGATTTTGGAGGGACTGTTGTTGAACACATGATTGTTCGTAACACACCTACTGAATATCTCCGTAAGATTCGAGATAATGATCGTGTTCTTAATTACCGAGAAGGATATTTCCAACTTCAATATAATGCTCCTAGATTCGTAGATGAGATTAGTGTTGGAGCCAATGGTGAGAAGATTCGTAAGGCTGTTGCTGTTGCAGGAGATACACCTGAAGCTAAACGTTTTGCAGAACGTATGAATGCTAATGCTCCTCCGGGAGTTGTCTACATTGATCGTGCTGATGAACGTGCTCTCCGTAGAGGCAGTGATGATTGGTTTGATGTGAATTCTGCTTCTGGGCGTATTGCTCAGAGACACAGAGGGAAGCTTCTGGAAGATGCAGCAGGCATGAATCATCTGGGAGACGGAAGCTACATCCTTGATCCTGTTACATCCGCTATCAGGGCTGCTAGAAGCATCTCTGGACGTACAGTTACTAGGCCCATGCTGGAAGCCTCTAAGGCTAGATTCATGGAACAATACAAACACCTGCTTCCTTCTGATGGTATGGGCGGTGTACGTATGCCTAATTCTGTTGGAGAGATTGGTGAGAAAGGTAAAGTTCTTGGCTCTGAAGTTGCTGATGCTCGTACTGTGTTCAACAACATCCACTATCTGGAGAACGGATATATCAATGGACTGGATTCTGTATGGAAGCAGTTTTTCTATTCGTTAGCTGAGAAGGCTGGGGATAAAGGTCTTGGAAAGTCTCAACGAGCACTTCTGGGAACAGGTGAAATTGCTCCAGCACAACTTGGTAAAGAGAGTGTGTTCATGGCAACCATTGGAACAAACCCTCTGCGACAATGGATTGTACAGGCTCACCAAGGCACCCGTATGATTGCTTACAATCCTATCGGATGGATGAATGGTCAAATCCCATATCTGTTTGCTGGATTTATGGAATCTAGAATTTCTGGTCGTCCTATCTCCAAGGAGATGGCTAAGTTCGTTGATTTCGTAGAAAGCAGCGGAATGATGGCAGCAGTGGATAAGCAGAATCTGGTACGCGGAACCTTAGTTGATGCTGCTGATTCGTCTAACAAAGCTGTACGAATGGCTGTTGCTGGACCAAACCTCTTACGTAAAATCGGCTTCGATACGAGTGAAATGGCAAATACGTTAGTTCACTTAGCTGCTGTATATGAGCGTGAAGTTCGTGCAGGTAAAGATTTGACGAATAAAGCATTACGGGATGAAGCATATTCTACGACACGAGCTGTTAGCTGGGATATGAACTTTGCAGGAGACATGCCTTATAACCAAACAGCTCCGAGCTTGATTCTTCAGTTTATGCAAGTACCTCATAAGGCGTTCTTGCAGCTTCTGAATAGACGAATCCCTGTGGGCGATAGAGCAAGACTTATTGGCGGAGATATTATCTTCTGGGGACCTCCTACATTATTGGTTAGCGAAATGATGGGTGGAGATATTCTTCCTGAGAATAAAGATTTGAGAGAGCTGTTTACGTATGGAGCCGAAAGCCTCCTGTTAAACAAAGCTTTCCAAACACTTCTAAAGGATGATTCAATCAACATTGATTGGTCTTCTTTGGCTCCGTATGATATGCACGGATGGGCTCAGATTCTCCATGGGTTCTATACGGGCGGTATTCAGAAAGCTATTGCTAATAGTCCAGCAGGTCAAATGTTCTTATCTGACGGAGGACGTGTACAGCAAGCCCTTGGGTCTGCTCTGCGTTTCTTCGGAATGTCTGAACCTATTGGTGAAACGCCAGACTCGTATCTGCATGTCATCAACGAAGTAATGAAGATTTCTTCAGGATGGAGTAATGCAACCAAAGCATACATTGCTCTGGAAGCTGGTAAGCGTCAAGATAAATATGGACGTCCTGTTGCTGACAGTGTGCATAACGCTGAAGCTATCATGTTGGCGTTCGGATTTAACGATGCTTCTCAACGAGACAATTGGAAGCTGATTGAAAAGTCTAACAAGATGACAAAATCCTTCAAGGATGATGTACTCAAAGACTATAAGAACATCCTCCAATACTACCAGTCGGAAATGGGTAAGGGGGTACAGTCGGTTGAACAAATGACTGCTGTAACTTCCTTTGTCCTGAAGCGTTATGAAGGTAATCCGGAGGCTTTGGAAATCATCCAGAGACAGCTTGCTCTTGACTTGACTGATCCCAACTCTAAACTGTTATATCAGATTATGAAGGCCAGTGGTCTTCCTGAAGCTGAAAAGCTTAAGGACTCCATTCGTATGGCTAACATTCCTGATGACCAAAAGAAACTGGTTCTTGATCGTTTAGACGACATTCAAGCACTTAAATAATAAAAGGAATATATGGCAGAATTTGGTGAACGTGCCACACAGCTCTCTCCCCCTCAAGGGGCGGGAGCTTCCCCTATTGCTCCGGTTACGGCAGGGCTGATGGATAATGGGGTTTTCAAAGGTATAGCAAACATCGTAGACATCTTTGAGAAGGGTTTACAGAACGATGCTAAAGCTAAGGCAGCAGCAGCAGAACAAGCTGTCGTAGGAGGATATGCTAAGAAGCTACAAGCTCTTAACGATGCTGCTACGTCTGGGCAGATGAAGCCTAGTGAAGTGGCTGCTAGACAACGAGCCTTACACAGCGAGTACGTAGGGGGCTATTCCCAATACGTAGACAGCTTGGATAAGGTGAGTAAGTCGTTCAAGGGTACGGAGATTGGAGCGGCTGAGGATAAGATTAAGACAGAGCAGGAGCTTCGTAAGGAAGCTGTTTCTGCTGCTCAGAAGGCCGGATTCCCTATTACTGAGGGAATGGGTGAGAAGACTGTTCAGGCGATGGTTGACGCACATCAAACGGCTGTTAGAACTGATGCCGAATTCCAGCGGTATACGGCTAAGGCTGCTGAAGAGAGAGCTTCTGGGAGATACTCTCAGGATGTTACAGATAGGGAATACAAGCAAAAGAGCCTGATGCTTGTTAACGAAGTAGCTAATACCAATTTATCTACCGCTTCACAATATGCTATGGACATTGGTGAACGGCTACGAGCTAACAAGATTGATTTGAATACAGCTAATGCTGAATGGGCTACATACACAGCACGTATTGAAGCTCAGATTCAATCTGCTTCTGGAATCAATCCAGAACTGGCTGCTCCTTATCGTTCTTTGTTTGCTGATTTGAAACTTACTGGAGCTAAGCTTTTTGATCCAAAGGCTGAACTTGATGTTATTAACAATCAAATCAACCTCATCCAAGCGCGTGGTAAACTAGCAGCACTAGGAGACCCGCAGGTAGCTGCTGCTGTCGTAGGCTCTCAACTGTTAGGTACTAATGCTGATTTGGCATTACGCGCTTCTCCAGTGATGCTTAAAGCTATTGATAAGTTGTCCAAGCTAGATGTAAACGCTCCAGGATATAAGCCTCAAGTTGTAGGTAATCCTGAAGTTGAAAAGCCTACTCTCGACTTCATTAAAGATAGTATTGATCGTCTAGGTACTGGTCGTTATAAAGATGAGCCCCAAGCTAAAACTGAACTGACTAACACCATCAATAACATGTTGGCACAAGTTGGTAAAGAGATGGGGAATAACGGAGCGGATGCTAAGTATCTAAAGAACGTAGCAGATTTCGTTGCATCTACTAAATATGGTAAGTATGCTTCTGAAAATCCTATGGACGCTAAGACACTTGCTATGGCTACCAAGACGTTCCAGACAGCATATGAAGGACCTGTTGTAGCTAGTATCGACAAGAAGCTTACTGAAGCTTTCGTTACCAATACAGGGCTTGTTCCCAATCGTGCTGCTACAGGAGGAACTCTCCAACCTACGGAGAAAACATTTGATCGTTCCAATCTGAAGATTAATTTCTCCGGTAGTGGTATTTATTTTGATTTAGCTAAGACACCTACTGATCCTATTGAGCGTCAAAACGCACAGAAGACAATACAGGCGTTGAAGGAAGCGGAGACAGGTGTTAACCAGTTGATTCGTCTAGGTGCTCACTTGGAAGGATCGGTTAACTACGCTAAGTATTGGGAAGATAATAAGCACATTATTCTGCCTCGACTGTTCTCTAAGTACGAAGGACTAGAGATTGGTCAAGTGGTTAATGGTAAGACTTATATGGGGGGTGATGCTCGTGACGCAACCAACTGGAAGTAATGAAGCTCCCAAGGAACAAATGCCTTGGGAGATGACTTGGACTGAAAAAGCTAAGCAAGCTATCACATCTACAATCGACACAGCTAAGAAGGCTGTAGAAGGCGTCCAGATGCCTTGGGAACGCGATTGGAAAGAGAAGCCAAGGGTAGCCCCTACCCCAGCTCCTGAGAAGCCTGTAGACCTTTCTAAGCCCGTCTATCCTACTGAATCTTCTATGAAGGTTGCGGCTAAGCTCTCTCCACAAGAGGAGGCTAGAAGTGCAGCTAGAGAACGTTCTAGCCAGAACATTAAGGAGCTTCAGAAGGAGATTGAGAGAACGAAGGACCCTAAAGCTAAGAAGGTGCTTACGGACTATATGACTTCTTTAGGAGGGACAACCTCACAAAAAGAAATAGGGGCGGGTACAGATAAGGGTGATGCTAAGTTAAAAACACTACTTGATAACGCAGCTAACAATTCTGACTTTAAGACCCTTTATTCTTTCCTCCAAGATAAGAACAGTCTCCCTGAGATGAAAGTAGATCCTTCTATTGACAGTAGGGGCGTATTTACATACGGAGATGGAATGCCTAGCTCTGGGGTTCTGTCTGTAGGTGGTTCCTCGCAAGGGTATGTCTCTACGTTGGTACATGAGATGACTCATGCTGCTGATCGTCAAATGATACGCTTGTCTCAGGATATTGAAAAAGCTATTCGTAACAAAGAGAAAGTCTCTAACGAAGAGAAACAATTCTTAGAGAACTGGAAGAAGTCCTTTGGAGCACGTAGTATTGGCGAGGGTGGTGGAGAAGCTGTAGGGATGAAGTCGTTGATGAAGTCTGTAGCTGATCCTAAATGGCTATCTGATAATCAAGACTATCGCACTACACGTTCTGAATCTATTGCTCACGGAGTAGGTAATGTAAATAAGAAAGCTTCTGAAATCTACAATTTACAAACACACATGGACCCATCTATCGCAACAGAGTTTATGATTCTTCTGAATCAAGCGAATAAGATTAGTAAGAAACGAAAGGACTAATATGCCCCAAAAAGGTGAATTTAAGAAGGGCGCTAAGCCGGACAGTGTACGACAGAGAGCGTATAATTCTAAGCCCTCAAGTAAGAAAGATAGAGCTTCTCGTAATGCAGCCCGTAGTGAAGCTATGAAAGACGGGAAGGTTAAGAAGGGAGATGGTAAGGATATTGACCATAAGAATTCCAACCCTCGTGACAATCGTAAGGGTAACACCCAAGTTATGCCAGCTAGTAAGAATCGTGCAATGAATCAACACGATCCTCGTCAAAAGAAGAAGAAATAACCTTAAGGAATATCATGGCACGTAAACAAG